ACTCACCCAGGCGGTGATAAGATAGCTAAATTTACAGCTAATGGAACATTGACAGTTTCTTAAAAAATAGTTATATTATTATTATGGTGGTAAAAGAAAGAATATGAATTTAACAAATTACTATTGGTACTTTCAATCAGCAGTACCTTCTCGTATTTGTGATGATATTGTTCGTTATGGAAAACAACTACAAGATCAAATGGCAGTTACTGGTGGTTTTAGTAATCAAAAATTAAATGCAAAACAAACAAAAGATTTAAAAAAGAAAAGAAATTCAGATATTGTTTGGATGAATGATAGATGGATATATAGAGAAATACAACCTTATATACATCAAGCAAATACAAACGCTGGTTGGAATTTTGAATGGGATTTTTCAGAATCTTGTCAGTTTACAAAATATACTAAAGGTCAATTTTATGATTGGCATTGTGATAGCTGGGATAAACCTTATATAAAAGAAGGCGAAGATCCATCAAACGGTAAAATAAGAAAACTATCGGTAACAGTTACGTTATCTGATCCTAAAGAATATAAAGGTGGTGAACTAGAATTTGATTTTAGAAACATGGATCCTAATGAAAAAAGAAATATTGTTAAATGTAAAGAAATATTACCTAAAGGATCTTTAGTAGTTTTTCCTGGTTTTGTTTGGCATAGAGTATGCCCAGTTAAAAGTGGAAAAAGACATAGTTTAGTAATATGGAATTTAGGTAGTCCTTATAAATGAGTTTTCCAAAAAAATTAAATTTAGAACAATATTTTGCATCTCCCATATGGTGGGCAGATGAAACAAAATTTGTTAAAGAATTAAATAAAGCATCTGATAAATACATTAAAGAAGCACAAAAAAATTTAAAAGAATCAATAGACAAACGTAATAAAAAATTTGGAGATAAAGGAGATATGGGTCATGTGTTTCACTCAACATCTTTAATTGGTGACTCAAAATTTAAAGAATTACAAGACTATATTGGTGCAACCACAAGTAATTTATTAGTTGAAATGGGGTTTGATTTAACAAATTATTCAATATTTATTACAGAAATGTGGGTTCAAGAATTTGCTAAAAAAGGCGGTGGTCATCATACATTACATACGCATTGGAATGGGCACATGTCTGGTTTTTATTTTTTAAAAGCTAGTGAAGCTACATCTTTGCCAATCTTTGATGATCCAAGACCAGGTAATGTTATGAATCTTTTACCAGAAAAAGATAAAACAAAAGTAACCTATGCATCTTCACAAATAAATTATCAAGTTAAACCAGGTAGATTAATGTTTTTTCCATCTTACATGCCACATCAATATGTGGTAGACATGGGCTATGAGCCATTTAGGTTTATACATTGGAATTGCCAAGCCATATCAAAAAATGTATTAGATGCAAAATAAAGATATGAAAAAAGCTATTATTAAAACGGTACTAGAATCTAGTCCTTTAAAAAATAAACCAAATTTTATAGATAATTTTATAAAATCAAAAATGCAATTGAAAGGAAAAAATGTCATTAAAAAAATCGGCGTTCCAAAAAAATAAATATAGTGTTTTAAAAAATGTTATTTCAAAAGAAATAGCAGAGTTTGCCTTTACTTATTTTTTAAATAAAAGAAAAGTTGCACGATTTTTATTTGATCAAAAATATATATCCCCTTTTACAGACTACTGGGGAGTATGGAATGATGAACAAGTGCCAAACACTTATTCTCATTATGGAGATTTAGTAATGGAAACACTATTACAAAAAGCAAAACCTGTAATGGAAAAACATACAGGATTAAAGTTATCCGAGACATATGCTTATGCAAGAATTTATAAAAAAGGAGATGTTTTAGTTAGACATAAAGATAGATATTCCTGTGAAATATCTACTACCTTAAATCTGGGAGGTGATTCATGGCCGCTTTATTTAGATCCAACAGGTAACAAGGGTCAAGCTGGTATTAAGGTAGATCTTAAACCAGGTGATATGTTAATATATTCTGGCTGCGAGCTAGAGCATTGGAGAGAAGAGTTTACTGGTAAGGACTGTGCTCAAGTATTTTTACATTATAACAAAGCATCTTCTAAAACAGCGAAAGAAAATCAATACGATAAAAGACCATTTTTAGGCTTGCCTGGTTGGTATAAAGGCTTTAAGTTACCTAAATAATATTGTATATAATAATATGGCGGGAGATATCTCCACCACAGAATATCTCCTGCCTTACTATTAGGATTTTTTATGCTACAAAAGATAAACATTCAGCCAGGATTCAATAAACAAGTTACAGCAACCGGAGGCGAAGGCCAATGGGTTGACGGGGACTATGTACGTTTTAGATATGGTTCACCAGAAAAAATAGGTGGTTGGGCTCAGTTAGGAGATATAACTTTAACTGGCAGAACGACTGCTATACACCAATTTGTAAATTCAGATGGCATTAAATATTCAGCACTAGGCACAAACAGAATTTTATATGTATATTCAGGAGGTGCTTTTTATGATATTACTCCTATTAAAGCTACAACAACATTAACCAGTGCTTTTACAACAACAAATGGCGATGCCACAGTCACACTTACATTTTCATCTGATCATAATATTTCTAAGTACGATATTATTCTTTTGGATAATTTTACCGCTATTACCAATTCTAATTTTGACTCTGATGATTTTGATGATAACGTATTCATGGTTGCAACCGTCCCTACTTCAACAACGCTTACAATTGAAATGGGATCTAATGAATCAGGATCAGGAGCATCCACATCAGGTGGAATAAGAGTACAACATTACTATTCAATAGGACCTGCAGTTGAAGAATCAGCAGCTGGTTGGGGACTAGGAGCATGGGGCGGAACTGTTGCTGGAGAAGTTACTTCAACATTAGATGGAGCTTTAACTTCAGGTTCATCAAGTATTGTTCTTGATGATTCATCAGGATTTCCTGCATCAGGAACTGTGGTAATAGACGATGAAAGAATTGCTTATACATCAAACACTACTGGTACAGGAACTTTAGGAGGTTTAACTAGAGGATCAGATAACACAACAGCAGCTAGTCACTCAGATGCAGCCACTGTAACTAATGCATCAGACTATACAAAATGGGGAGCATCACAAACAGGTGACATTGTAACAGCCCCTGGTATTTGGTCATTAGATAATTTTGGTAATAAATTGATTGCAACTATTTCAGATGGAGCTACTTTTGAATGGAATTCAAATGCAACCGGTGCAACTTCAACTAGAGCTACAGTTGTAAGTGGTTGTCCTACAGCCACACAATTTACTTTAGTTTCTACACCTGACAGACACTTAGTTTGTTTTGGAACAGAAACTACAATTGGAACAACATCTACTCAAGATGATATGTATGTAAGATGGTCTTCTCAAGAGTCTTTAACGACTTGGACTCCAACTTCAACTAACACTGCCGGTACACAAAGACTTGCAGATGGTACAAGAATTGTTGGAGCGATAAGAGGTAGAGATGCAATTTATATTTGGACTGATACTGCTCTATTTGTTATGAAATTTGTTGGTCCACCTTTCACTTTCTCATTTCAACAAGTTGGAACTAACTGTGGATTGATTGGACAAAATGCTGCAGTTGAAGTTGATGGATCTGCATACTGGATGTCAGAAAATGGCTTTTTTAGATACACTGGACAACTACAATCTTTACCGTGTTTAGTTGAAGATTTTGTTTACGATGGTCTAGCAGATGTACCTAGACAACACATTTTTGCAGGACTAAATAATTTATTTGGAGAAGTGACTTGGTTCTATCCAGGTAGTGGAGCTACAGCTAATTCTAGAGCCGTTACATACAATTATATGGATTCAAGTGGTGAGCGACCTATATGGACTGTAAGTTCACTTGCAAGATCTACTTGGGCTGACTCATCCATATTTGGCAAGCCGCACGGAACTGAATATGATTCAAGTGCTACAAGTGATGCAACAGTTGGTAATACAGATGGTGTGACTACTTATTATGAACATGAAACAGGGCAAAATCAAATTAAAGCTGGAGCAACAACAGCTATTCAAGCTAGTATAGAGTCAGGAGATTTTGATTTAGACCAAAAAGGTTTAGCTGGTGATGGAGAATTTATGTTAAAGATTAGAAGAGTGATACCTGACTTTTTAACTCAAACAGGAGATGCAAGAGTTACATTAAACTTAAAAAATTACCCAACAGATGCACAAGCAAGTTCATCACTTGGACCTTTTACATCAACAACTACTACAACTAAAATAGACACACGTGCTAGAGCAAGAGCTATATCTTTAAAAGTAGATAACACTGGATTAACTCAGCACTGGAAACTTGGTACTTTTAGATTAGATATACAACCGGATGGAAGAAGATAATGGCTAGAATTGTACAATCATTAACACAACCTTTAGAAAAATACGATCAAACAGTTCAACAATCATTTGTTAGAGACGTAGATAGTATTGTAACAAAATTAAACTCAACTTTTCAACAGGATTTAAAGGACGAATTACAAGCCTTTGATTTCTTCTTAGCATAATGGCAAATAGTTTTGTAAACAAAAAAGCAGATTTAACAAGCACTAGTGCAACCACACTATATACAGTGCCTGACTTTTCTACTGCTGTTATTAAATCGATTTTAGTATCTGAAGATTCAGGTAATGCTGATACAATTACAGTGACTTTAACGGATACTTCTGATAATGTATTCAGCCTTTTTAAGACAAAATCAATATCGGCAAACGCCACTACAGAGCTGTTATCAGCACCCCTAGTCGCACAGGAGAGCGAAGTAATTAAGGTGACTGCAGCTACTGCAAAT